AATAAAAGTAACAAGAGCAGGAAACATTGGTGCTAAAACCAAAAAATGATTTTAAGACAAAAGGAAAATTTTTTTCCAAGACTTGACCTTATTCTCCCAGAATTAAAAAAAATAAAACTATATACACAAGACGAATTTAACGAAAAACATAATGAAAAACAAACTTGGCCAGGACATAGAAGTACATATCTTGAAAATGAAAATATATTTTTATCTGAGTATATAAAATATCTTTTAATATCTTATAAATTAATTGATGCTGGACATTATAATATGCAACTCTATTTACATCTTCGTCTTAACGATGATGCAGATAAAGATTGGGTTCATAAAGATACAGAACAATTTGCCGCTTTAGTATACCTTTCTGAGACAAATTTAAATTCTGGTACTGTTTTATTAGACGATAACAGAAATGTAATAAATGATATAAAATTTATTCAAAATAGATGTATATTTTATTCAGGAAAGTATAATCATGTTGGGTACGGCCATAATGGTAAAGATGTAAATGATGGCAGATTTACTTTAAATATTTTTGCTGACCGTAGATAAATGAAACAAATATTATTTGAAGTTCCAATTTGGAAACAAAATATTGATGTTACAAAAATTAAATTAATAAGTTCTAATTTTAAAAAATCTTTTTATTCAGAAATTCTCACCAGTCATCGAGGTAATAATATTTTACCTGAAGAAGGTGTTAAATATATTACAGAAATTTTTACTAAACTTTTGTCAAAAGAATTTAATATAAAAAAAATAATACTTACACATATTTGGAGAAACATTTATAGGGGTAATTTCCAAGATAGACACAATCATGCAGGTTCTCATTTAAGTTTTGTTATTTACGAAAAAATTTCTAAACCTCAAACTGTTTTTTTTCATCCTGCTCATGACTTAATAGGATCAGTAAACAAAAATAGTATTTTCAACACTGGACATAAATTAGATGTTGTGCAAAATGATTTAGTGATATTCCCAGGGTATTTAGATCACATGGTGTGTTATACCAAAGATGGTTTGACTATATCAGGAAATTTTGATATTGAATTACACGATGAAACCTAGAGGCGCAACTGAACTTCAACATGAGTTGCTTGAAAAATATGTTGATAAAGACTTGTTAGATAATTTTCAAATATGCACATCTATTCCAGGAAAAGTGCCACTGGATCCCAGTAAAATAAATATACTATGGCAGAAAAATTCTTGGGATCAACCTAATCTACAAAGTTTTTTTAGAAACAAAGACAGGCACCACGAATACGATTGGTATGTTTTTAATTCACATTGGTGTTTTGAAAAATTTAGGTATTTTTTTCAAATACCTGAAGATAAATCTATTGTAATTAAAAATGGTGCACATCATTTTCCAAAAAGAAAAATCTACAAGAAAGGTGATCCCATAAGAATTATGCATCATTGCACCCCTTGGAGAGGATTAAACGTTTTATTATTAGCTATGCAACTAATACAAAATAAAAATGTAACTCTAGACGTATATAGTTCTAATGATGTTTATGGAAAAGAATTTGCTGACAGAGCAAACAGAGACACAGAAGCTTTATTTGATCAAGCAAA